GAGTAGACGCAAGTCTTGCAGTTGCACTTTCTGCTACCACTCATTCATCTGCCGTAAATGGTAGATCTGTTATTTCCTTGAGTAATGTTGATGTTTATCAGATTAATGGTATTACATTTACGCCCTCTTCTGGCGCAGCGCAGAACATTACAGATTACTTTGAATTAGATGATGGTCAGCGAGAAACACATTACGAATATGCCAAACTTATAGTTAAACCATCAAAACAATCTGATTTCACTACAACCTATGTAACTCCAAACACTGGATCATTTTCCGCATCTTACAAGTATTTTACTCATACGGGTGCAATTGGAACTCCTTTCCTTGGTGCTACAGCATATAGTCAAAACAATGGAATATCATATGAGAACATTCCGTTATTCACTAATTCACGAACAGGAAAAACAGTTTCGCTAGCAAACTGTTTAGATTTTAGACATTCTGGTATTACAGCATCAACACCGTTGATTAAACCATATAGATCTACGAAAGCAACACAGTTATCGTATACACACTTTCTGCCTCGCATTGATAAATTGTGTTTGCGAAACGATGCAGATGATGGTTCTGCGGAATTCTTTGTAGTACAAGGAACACCAGATATGTCTCCTTCTGCTTCTTCTGATCCTGTAGATTCTATAGTGATTGGTAGTATTTCTATTCCTGCATACACACATAATTCTGGTGATGTTTTGTTTACTCCATACGAGAATAAACGATACACCATGCAAGATATAGGCAAGATTGAAAAAAGAATAGATGAAGTAGAAGTGTTTGCAAAACTTTCTATCTCTGAAGTAGAAATAGATTCAAGATCTATTAAAACCTTGGCTGGTGCGTCAAGCGAACCACTCAAAACTTCTATCTTTTCCGAAGAATTTTTGGGACACTCTGTTGGCGATGTAGCATCACACGAACACATTTGCTCGATAGATTATGAGTTGGGCGAATTGCGTCCATTCTTCACGCCATATAATATTTCTTTGAGTTCTTATGAGTACGGTGCTGAGGGAACTACATTGTCTTCTGATGGATTAATAACCATTAATTATGGATTAGAAAATTACATTACAAATACAGAATGGACAAAGAAGATAGTTGTTAATCAGTCCAATACCGTGAATTGGTTAGGTTTCGCAAGCCTATCACCATCTGCTTCTTCTGTGTATGATACATCCTATCGTCCTGCAATCAAAACAAATGCTCTTGGTGAAAACGATAACTGGCTTGGATCTAACGCTAATAATGCCATAGGATTCGGTACTCAATGGAATGATTGGGAAAGTTTATGGACAGGCATTGAGGACAATCAAAACGAGCAAGATGACATTCAAAAACAGAATCTGAAAACGCCTCATGTTAAATCTAGTTCTCTAGTTCCGAATATTAATTCTGGCAACGAAAGAGTTGGTATTGAACGAACCATAATAGGCATAGATGAGAGTTTGAGTACTCGTATGCGAATTTCTCGTTTGAAGAATCGCATCAAGAGTCGTGTAGATTCTAGAATTATTGATAAAAGTGTTGTTCCATACATTCCCGCTACAGCAGGAATAACTCTTACGGTTCATGGTTTAAAGCCAAGTATAACAGGACTTTCTGTTTACTTTGATGGTGATGTTGTAAAGTCTGGAATATCAAGTGACGCTTACGGCTCTTGTGGTGTTACTTTCTCTATTCCTGCCAACACATATCTTACAGGCGAAAAGATAGTTCGTATAAGTGATTCTTCTACAATTGAAAATGCAACAACCTCTGCTGAAGCATCGTATTATTGTCTTGGAGCATTTACACAACGAGATTCTGGATCTTATTCTACTCGTCCTCCTGCGCTTCGTCGGCAAACTGTTTCTAATGAGAATATAATTAAGAATCCATTTGCTCGTGAGTTTTCTGTTGATGTTTTGGAAAATTCTCAATGGTCAGATCCACTATCGCAAACATTCTTTGTGGATAAGAAGAGCAATGCAGAAGGAATCTTTATCAAAGATGTTGGTTTGTTCTTTTCTGCAAAAGATTCCGCACTTCCTGTAACTATACAGATTCGCCCAACTGTAAGTGGTTATCCTTCTCCGTGTGTTTCTATTCCATTTTCCACCAAGACTTTGTTGCCTAATCAAGTCAATGCAGACTCAGAAAATCCTACAGTAACAACATTTACTTTCTCTAGTCCTATTTTCTTGGAACCTGGCGAATATGCTATTTGCATCATAACCAATTCCAATAAGTATGAGGTTTATGTTGCGGATTCTGGTTACAATGCATTGGCGACTGGATCATCAACCGCTGGTCGTGTTGGCAGTAATCAAAAAGTTGGTGTACTGTTTACTTCTACTTCGATGGGTGTTTCTGTTCCAGAGAATTCAACAGATTTAATGTTTACAATGAATCGATGTGAGTTTGGTAGCGGTCTTAAGAATTTTACAGCAGCCATATCTAATGCTACAACAAAACAAGTTTTAAAATTTAGTTCACCAGAAATTATTCCTTATGGTTGCACGATTACTAGACAGTTCACAGGAAATGTTACAGATACGTTTAGAAATAACGAAAATAATTATCCAACAACTCTTTTGACTGGCAGTCCAGGAGTGCAATACACCTTAAGTGGAAATGCATTTGTGTCGCCTGTTGTAGATTCATCTGTTATTTACGGAACTGCAATTGATATGAGAGCAACTACTGCATCTCCTTCTTCCTATGTGTCTCGTATAGTTTCTGTTGATTCTGCTTTGTCTAATGGATTGGCTGTGTTTGTTGACGAGAACACTCCAACTACATCTTCTGTTGAGGTTTATTATAGAGTATCTTCTATTGGACAGAGCGATATTCTTACAAAAGCATGGACTTCTGTTGCAAGACAAGATTCTGCTCCAATTAGTGGTTCTGATTTGGAATATTCTGAAGGAGTATATGGCGTGACTACTTCTGTTCCTTTTAGTTCTTATCAGATTAAGGTGGTTCTTTCTTCTACAGGATCTCCGACATATCATACAACTTCTGCTGTTCGTAGTATTCGTGCAACTAGTTTTATAAGGTAACAAGTAATGAATCCTAAACGATACAAAAGAGATTTATATTCTAATGCTCTTGTGATTGCAGATGTGCAAGAGGTTGTGATGTTTTCAGAGAAGCAGAAGATGGAAAGAACTATTGATGAGTTGAAAGATGAGATATATAATATGAAGTTGCAGTTGCAAGAAATTTTGAACAACTCACACGCAAAGCAGGAAACGAAGTAACAAATGCCAGTAAACACAGGACCTGATATAAACACTTATGGAATTCCAGAAGTATCTTTAAGCAATACTTTTAATGCTTGGAGAGATGTTAGCAATATCTCTGCTTACAAACTAAACAAGTTAAAGATTTATGAAGGATTGTCCACTGCTAGTATAGACTCTACGACAACTGTTGCTGGTGTTTTAACGCCTGTTCTTTTGCCCACTGTTTTGTCGGGTCACACCTTTGCTGGAGGAATTGCAGGAACTACTGCTACATTTAGTGGATTGCTTCGTGCAAATAGCGGAATAAGTTGTGATGGAGGCATGACAGTTTCTGGAGATTTGGCAGTTCAAGGTGGTGATATAACCACATCCTCAACAGTTGCTAGTTTGTTTAATACAACTGCTACTAATTTGTCGATTGGTGGTGCTGCAACAGGAATAACTATAGGCTCGTCGAGTGCTAATTCTGTAACAACTATTCAATCTGCAACAACATATTTTTCAGGAAATTTAGTTATTGGTGGTACTGCTACTAGCATCAATACAGACAATCTTTTTATTGAAGATACTGTTATTACTCTTGGTGTTTGTGGTGGAGTTGGTGTTACTACAGATGTTAGTAGAGATAGAGGTGTTGAATTTTATTGGTATGAATCTGGACAATATGCTACATTAGGATTCTTCGGTTTTGATAGATCAACAGAAAACTTTATATTTTATTCTAAAGGTGTTACTTCTTCAAGCGGTATATATTCGGGTGTTACTGGAACATTCCAAGGAAACTTCTTGGGTGGTGGTATTACTGCAACCAATCTATATGTCAGCAGTCTTGGAACATTCCTTGGAGGCATAACAACATCAGGCGTTACTGCAACCAATCTATATGTCAGTAGTCTTGGAACATTCATTGGAGGCATAACAACGTCAGGCGTTACTGCAACCAATCTATATGTCAGCAGTCTTGGAACATTCATTGGAGGCATAACAACATCAGGCGTTACTGCAACCAATCTATATGTCAGCAGTCTTGGAACATTCATTGGAGGCGTAACAACGTCAGGCGTTACTGCAACTATATTGAATGTCAGTAGTCTTGCCAAGTTTGGTGGTGGAGCAACCTTTGCTGGAGGTGGAGTTACTTTAGATTCTACTTCGCCTTTGAATGTGCTTGGTGTTTCTAATTATACTGGACTTGGAACATTCGTTGGAGGAATAACAACATCAGGCGTTACTGCAACCAATCTATATGTTAGTAGTCTTGGAACATTCATTGATGGCATAACAACATCAGGTGTTACTGCAACCACTCTGAATGTGCTTGGTGCTTCTAATCATACTGGTCTTGCTCGTTTTAGTGGTGGAGCAACCTTTGCTGGAGGTGGAGTTACTTTAGAATCTACTTCTGCTTTGGCTATAAAATCTTCAATTAAATTTTTGTCGGGAACTAATGCAAATAGTGTTGGTTTTCAAGCACCATCAGCAAATCCATCAAGTAGTGTAACATGGATTCTTCCTAATGCTTCTGCTACTATTAACGGTCAAGTTCTTTCGTCAGATATAAGCAATAATTTAACATGGAGTTCTATTACTCTTACTCCTCCATCTAGCGGTATTGGTGCTGCCGGTAATAATCAAATTCAGTATTCTAACGGTACTGGTTTTTCTGGTGATGCTGGTCTTTTGTATAGTGGTGTTGGTGGGCTGACTTTGAGTAAAAATTTAACAGTAACCGCTCTTGCTCGTTTTGGTGGTGGCGCAACCTTTGCTGGAGGTGGAGTTACTTTAGATTCTACTTCTCCTTTAAATGTGCTTGGTGTTTCTAATTATACTGGACTTGGAACATTCATTGGAGGCATAACAACATCAGGTGTTACTGCAACCAATCTATATGTTAGTAGTCTTGGAACATTCATTGGTGGCATAACAACATCAGGTGTTACTGCAACCACATTGAATATCAGTAGTCTAGCCAAGATTGGTGGTACTCTAACTGTGAATGCTGCTATTGGTATTGGAACTAGTACGCCTCTTGCAGCACTTGATGTTCTTGGTCCAACGGTGACTAGCAACGCATACATGAATCATTATACTGATCTTGTTGCAGGACCTATACAACCTGGAGCGACCACCGAAGGAAGAACAGGAGCGTGTCAAATAATTCTTCCTTACGGATTAACCGCCGCAGCAGCAGGTGGCACAAACACGCAAAACAATGTAATGTTGAAAATTAAAATTATGGGTCACCAATACAAAAATTCCCCAAGCACATCAGGTGCATCGTGGGAAGTGATCATACACGGATATTTTAGTACAACCTTCGGGGAATGGAGTGGTGACTCCTCTTCAGTTGTCGAGATAAGAGGAAATGCGCCTTTTAGCAGGGTTAGACTTGCAAACAAAACTAACGCTTCCACTACACATCCAGGTCGAGCAGTAATAATTCTTGGAGACGATACTACTGGTTGGCATGTTGCAGGTGTTGGAACTCGTGTTCAGGTAACTGATGTATGGACGCATTATGGAAATTCTACAAATTGGGCTAACGGATGGGTGATTGAACCTGGTCTTACAACAGAAGCATATATCAGCGCAAACTATGTCGCTGCCATGACAGTAACTCCAAAAATATATCAGTATATGGATATGGACGGCAATCTTGGTCTTGGCACAACGGGTCCAACAGTTAAATTAGATGTTGTGGGTGGTATTAAAGCCTCTACCACATTAAATGTGTCTGGACTTGCAACATTCCTTGGAGGCATAACAGCATCAGGGGTTACTGCAACCAATCTAAATGTTTTGAACACAACCACTTTGAAAGATTTGTTTGTTTCTGGAAATCTTACTTTTGGCGGAACAGCCGCCACAATTAATGTTCAATCAACAAATGTAAATGTTGCAGACACCATTATGGTTCTTGGTTCGAGTGGTGGTGTTGGTATTACAGGAGATATCACTAATGATCGTGGCATTGCGTTCTTTTGGAACGCAAATGTATCTGCTGGATCGTGTTTGGGATTCTTTGGCTTTGATAGAACAACACAAAATTTCGTATTCTATACATCGGGTGCAACAACAGGAACAGGTAGTAGTGGTGGAGTAACTGGAACATTTGAAGGAAATTTCTTGGGTGCTACCGCCGCATTTACTAATGTTCGTTTCCACGATGCTGATCGAACTCATTCTGTAGGATTCCGGGCTCCTGACAATGTGGCATCAAATATTACTTGGATATTGCCTGGAGTAACAGGAGCAGCAGGCACAGTAATTGGCACAGATGCAAATCAAAATCTTTCATGGATTCTTCCTGCTGTTGTTGCTGGATCAGACAAGCAGGTAATGTTTAATGATGCAGGATCTCTTGCAGGAAATGCAGGTTTTGTTTATAACAAAAATACATTTACTATTGGTGTATCTGCGGGTATAGGTTTCGGAACTGGGTGGGGTGCTACATTATCTGTAGATACAACAGGACTAAGTGGAGGAGTATCCATATCTACAAAAGGATCGACAGCAATGTATTGGGGTGCTACGGGTTCTGTTGGTCTTGTTGGTATTGGTGGATCAACTGCCTCAACTCCTTCTATTGTGCCTACATCAACTGGTAGATTGGAAGTGAATGGAGATATTAGAGTTGCAAAGAACGGATTCTTTGTTAATCCAAATATGATTATTACAGGCAACTGTGTTATTGGTGCTGATGAAAATGCAATCTTTGCTGGTGTTTTGACTATTGCTTCGGGTCAAACACTTTCGGTTGGCTTGAGTGGATCGTTGATTATTCTATAAGAACAAGGAACATATGAGTACTATTAAAACAACTGTTATTCAGCCTCTCACATCTGGTGGAATTTTGTCTATTAAACAAGGCGATGGTATCACTGATGTTTTGCAGATTGATGGAAGCGGTAAACTTGGAATTAGAATGCCAAGCGGTGTGGTACTTGCTAGTCCAATGACAATTAATCACAACAGTACGGGTACAGGCATGACGGGATTAACCTCATACGGTGGAATTCATCTACATCAGAGTAGTGGAGATAATGGTTTTGTTGGAATAACAAGTAAAGCAACCTCTACGGGAACTCAAGGTGGATTTTTAATAGAGGGGGGTAGCGGTTTTGGAACTAAACTACATCTTATGACAACAGAGAATTATGCTGCTGGAATGAAGCACAGAGTTGTTGTTGATCAATTAGGAAAAGTTGGTATTGGAACTTTAACACCCGCAGTTGCTTTGGATGTGGCAGGACCTAATGCACAGATATGGGTTCGTCCATCGGATGGTGGTGGATTAGTCTCTTCTGCTGGAGCAGGACTCAAAATAGAGTATATTTCTGCGGAGAATGGTGCAAAACTTCAAGCATATGATTATGCCACCTCCACAGCAAAAAATATATCACTTAACTCTTCCGGTGGCGATGTCATTATTAAAAATGATTTGAAATTGGGTTCTTCTCTTTTGGCAACAACTGGATATACGAAACTACCAAATGGTATTATGATGCAATGGGGAGAAACATTAATTGCTGGTATTCACAATACATCTTATACAATACAATATCCGATAGCATTTTCGCAATTTTGGACTAATACCTTTGTGGTTCAAAATGATGCATTAAACACCATAACCACAGTGCAGTATCTTCATGGAAAAACTACTACTACACCATTGACGAACTTTATTGTTCAATCAGGATCTTATGCCACTGGTGCAGCATATCAGTGTACAGTAAGATGGTTTGCTATAGGTTTGGCATAAACGACTAAAAAAATCAGTTTCCACAATAGTCTAAATACTTCAAAAAGAGACTAAAGGCACGACAAACAACAAGAACTCATATAAAAGAAAAACACCCCACCAAAATGGCAGGGTGTTTTCATTTAATCGGATAGATTCGGTTACATTGAACTGATAGGTTCAACGACAGTTTCAGAAACAGCCTTTTCAAGATCTGCTACAGAAGCCTCTTCTTGTTGCTTTTGAACTTGTGGAGTAGCCTGTGTTCGAATGGTATCGACAACAGTCATTACTTGAGCGTATGGTGCTGCTCCAAGGGCTTGAAGAACGGTATTAACTTCGGCAAGACTGAGATTGAGAGTAATCATTGTGATTTCCTTTTTGTAAACATGATAGATGAAAGATTCGCCTCACGGCACTCTTGTATATAGTCAGGCTTTATCTCATCTTCTGATATTTTGCTATGCTAAATACTATATCAAGGAGAACTGATGCCGATTACAACCCGACAACAATTAAAAGATTATGCGCTACGAGCCTTGGGACATCCTGTTATTGAAATAAATGTCGAGGATTCTCAAGTCGAAGATCGTATTGATGAAGCCCTACAGTTCTTTGCAGACAAAGATGGAGAAGGTTCGCAGAAAGTCTATTACAAATATTTGATTACAGCGCAAGACAAAATCAACGAATATATTTCTACGGCATCAATAGACACTAAACTTATAAGTATTCGTAGAATCTTTCCTGTTTCAATAGGATCAAATTCATCCACCAATATTTTCAATGTTCAATATCAAATGGCATTGAATGACTTTTTTGGTGTTCGAAACGGACAGATTGATTTGTCACACTATACTACCACCATGCAATATATGGAGATGGTGGAGCAAATTTTAGTTCCAGAAAAGCAGATTCGATTCAACAAGAATCAAAATAAATTATACATTGACACTCGATGGAGTGATTTCACCACAGATCAATATCTTCTTATTGAAGGATACAGCACTCTTGATCCCGAGGCAGACAACGAGATGTATGGAGATTCGTGGTTGAAGAAATATACTAAATCACTTATCAAACGTCAATGGGGTGCTAATCTCAGCAAATATTCTGGAATTCAAATGCCAGGTGCAGTTACCTTTAACGGTGAAAGATTGTACACAGAAGCCATTGATGAAATTGCCAAACTAGAAGAAGAGTCGCTCTTGTCTCGTCAATTTCCACCAGAATTCTTTACAGGATAATACGCATTGACTACGAATCCGTATTTTCGTAAGAATGTTCCTAGCGAACAAAAACTGGCAGATAGTCTGACAGTTGAGTGTATTCAAATACACGGACAAGATTTTCTATACATTCCTCGTGAAACTGTTTCGGAAGATGACATTCTTGGAGAGTCTGTTTCTAGATTTACAGATGCAAATCGTATTGAAATGTATTTTGATACTCCTGGTTCAGGCTTTGCTCCTTCTCCTCCTTCTACAGGCGATTTAATTTCACGATTCGGATTAGAGATTCCAGATCAGGCAGTGTTTATCGTTTCTCGTACTAGATTTCTCGAGGTAATGTCACACAACGATGATATTCGAGATTTGGGTCGTCCAAGAGAAGGCGATTTAGTTTATGTGGATTATGCAAATGCCTTGTTTGAAATTAAGTTTGTTGAAGATGAAGCACCATTCTATACCTTTGGAGCAAAGACAACCTTTCAACTTAACTGTCAGAAGTTTGTTGGATCACATGAGGAAGTGGATACTGGTGAATCAGATATTGATGAGAGTATGCTTGTCCCATCATCTTTCACCAAGATTATGATTCTTGGAACTGCAACTAATGGCACGAACTACGAAGTTGGCGAACGAGTGTATTCAGGAACTTCTAATGATCCTACTGCAGAAGGCAAGGTTAATGCATGGACTCTTTCAAGTAAGTCTCTTGAAGTCTCGGTTCTGTCACAATCAGAAGCCTTTGTTGTTGGTGCTTCCGTCATAGGCGAAACGAGTGGAACGGCTTATCCAATTGTGTCTATTGTAGACTCTAGCACAAGAATTTCTAGCGAAACATCACAAGACAATGAAGAAATTCAATTGGAAACTAATAGAGATGATATCTTTGATTTTACAGAAGTAGATCCTTTCAGTGAAGGAAACCTATAAAAAATGTTTGATACTTTCTATAATGGTTCTCTTCGAAAGATGGTTGTTGCTTTCGGTTCACTATTCAATGAAATCAAGATTGATCGTGTCGAGAGTTCTGGCACAAAGCAAATTCTCATTCCTATTTCATATGCTCCAAAGGAAAAATATATTACTCGCATAAGAGCAGATGCGGATGCTCCTGGTCAAGTAACTCTTCCACGCCTTGCTTTTGAAATCACAGGATTTGTTTATGATGGTCAAAGAAAGCGAAACACACTTAATCGCACAATAAAAAGAACAGGCGTATATGGAGCGGGTGTAGATTATTCCTATTCTGAAGTTCCTTATAACATTGATTTTGGTTTGTATGTTTATGTTCGTAACATGGAAGATGGATTGCGTATTGTGGAACAGATTCTTCCATACTTTGCACCAGAGTTTGTTGTAACGGTGAATTTCGGAGGAATAAACGACAAGATAGATGTTCCTGTGTATTTGAATAGTGTGTCTTCACAAGAAGAATATGAAGGTGAGTTCGATAGTCGTAGAGTTATTACTTTTACATTAAATTTCACAATGAAGACTTATGTGTTCGGTAATACTAAGAATCACAAAGAAATCAGAAAAGTGTTGGCGAATATCAACAATTTGGATGCTCACGAAGATTGGATTGTTGGAAATACATTTGGATTCACAGCAGATTATGTGCAAATACTTACAGGTATAACTGGTCCAAGTGGTGCAAGTTCGGGTAGAACAAACTACGATGCACTGACTACATACACAGAGTATCTTAAAGGTCCGACTGGTGCTTGAAATATAGATTAGGAGTTTGTTTATTATTATGGATGAATTTAAAGATTTCAAACAAATAGAAATGGCATTGGGCGTTCCAGAAGAGAATAAAAAGACTTCTGTTCCTCCTGCTCATGCTATAGTTATCAAGGCGGATTATCTTCCACTCAAAGACGAAGATGTGGAGAAGGATCTTAGTGCAGACTACGCATCCGTTCGAAAAAATCTGCGAGAACTTGTTGATTGTGGTAAGGGTGCTTTGGAAGGAATTTTAACTGTTGCTCTTGAGGGCGATTCTCCAAGAGCATACGAAGTCGTGGCTCAAATGATTAAAACTCTTGCAGAAGCAAACAGAGAAGTTTTGGATTTACATGACAGAGTAAAAAAGATTCGTAAACAAGATGTTACAAACAATGTGTCAAACACCAACAATTCAATCTATGTTGGTTCAACAAAAGAATTGCAAGATATAATTAACACGGCACGATCTTCTACAAAAGCCTTTGCAAACAGACCAGATATTTTAGAGAGTATTCAGGAGGATGCAACAGATGACTAATAAGAGTCGAAAGTATCTTGGTAATGCAAATCTGAAGGCGGCTGGAGTAAAAATAAACTTCTCGGATAAGCAGGTCGAGGAGTATATGCGATGCTCAAATGATCCTATTTACTTTATTAATAATTATGTTAAGATTGTTTCTTTGGATAAGGGAACGATACCATTTGGATTGTATCCGTTTCAAGAACAATTGGTGAATACTATACACGATAATCGATTTTGCATTGCAAAGATGTCACGACAATCTGGTAAGTGTTTTTGTAATGGTAAAATACGAGTGAGAAACAAGAAAACACGAGAAATTAAAGAAATAGATATAGGAGAATTTTATAATTCTTTCAAAAAGTCCCCCCAGGGGAATTCCTAAATGGCTGAATTTGTCAATGAAATTAAAATAGATGAATGGGAAGTAGAAACTCCTACTGGATGGCAGAGTTTTTCTGGTATCGGTGAAACTATTCCTTATACCGTGTGGAAATTAAAAACAACCAATCATGAATTGGAATGCGCCGACAAACATATTGTATATAAATTAAACGAAGAGTGGGACACAGCAGAGGAAATCTTTGTAGAAGATTTAATTGTTGGTGATATTATTTTTGTTAAAGAAGGTGATGCGGAACAAGTTGTTTATGTTGAAAAAACAGAAACGATAGAGAAGATGTATGATCTCACAAATGTAGATGGTGGTAATCTGTATTTTACTAATGGAATATTGTCGCATAATTCAACAACAGTTACTTCATATATTTTGCATCAGATATTATTCAATCAAAATATGAGCGTGGCTATTCTTGCAAATAAATTGACGACTGCTCGTGAATTGTTGGGAAGATTAAAACTTGCATATGAGTTTCTTCCAATGTGGTTGCAACAAGGAGTTATAGAATGGAACAAAGGTTCTATTGTTTTAGAAAATGGTTCAAAGGTTCTTGCAAGTGCAACTTCATCTAGTGCTGTTCGTGGAGGTTCGCACAATTTTTTGCTACTCGATGAATTTGCCTACGTTCCTCAGAATGTAGCAGAAGAATTTTTCTCGTCTGTTTATCCTACCATTACAAGCGGTAAAACCACAAAGGTGGTTATGACATCAACACCAAACGGATTGAATATGTTCTATAAGATTTGGGTGAATGCAAACAAGAAAGATGGAGAAGAAGGAAAGAATGAATATGTTCCATTTGAGGCTAGATGGCAAGATATTCCTGGACGAGATGAAGAATGGAAAAGACAAACAATAGCAAACACAAGTTTAGAACAATGGTCTACAGAATTTGAAACAGAATTTCTCGGCTCTCTGCATACTCTCATTCTACCCGATAGAATCAAAACCCTTGCATACAAAACTCCTATTATATTTAATGCAGAGGGATTGAGAATATATCATAAACCAGATCCCAATCACACCTATGTTTTGGTTGCAGATACGGCAAGAGGGCAAGGAAAGGACTACCATGCCTTTGTAGTGATAGATGTCACGGCAATGCCCTACAAGGTTGTTGCCACTTTTCGAAATAATACAATGGCTCCAATGTTGTATCCAAATGCTATCTATCCTATAGCACGACAATATAACAAAGCCTACGTTCTTGTAGAAATCAATGATATTGGTCAACAGGTTGCCGATATTCTTCACAAAGATTTAGAATATGATAATATGGTTAGTGTTCATATGTTGGGCAGAAAGGGACAGGTTGTTACTGGTGGATTTGGTGGTGTTGGACAGTCAATGATGGGCGTGAAGACTTCTGTGGCAACCAAACGCATAGGATGTGCAATATTTAAGAGTCTAATCGAAGAAAGTAAACTCATTGTTGAAGATTTTGGAATTATTGATGAATTGTGTAGTTTCGTGGCAAGTGGAGAATCATACGAAGCCGAAGTAGGACACAACGACGATTTGGTGATGTGTCTTGTTTTATTTTCTTGGTTGTCTGCACAGGAATATTTTAAACAGATGACGGGGTGCGATATTCGCAAAGATCTTTATGAAGAACAAATAAAAAATCTAGAAGAAGAAATGACTCCTTTCGGCTTTTTTGATGATGGACTGGGATTTGAAGAAAAGGGTTATGTAGATGAAGGCGGAACATTGTGGAATATGAACAACAAAGAAAATATAGATAAGTGGTAAATGAAATCCAACATCAGAATTCATAACATCTAAAATCACTATATAATAGTGCAAGACGAACGACATCTGTCACCCACCTTAAGGAGATACTAAAATGGGATTTAGAGTAAGCCCCGGCGTAAGCATAACAGAAAAAGACTTGACCACAATTATTCCAGCCGTTGCTACCACTCCAGGTGGATTCGCAGGTTACTTTCATTGGGGTCCTGCAAACGAAATTGTAACAGTTACTAACGAAAAGGAATTGGTTGATATCTTTGGAGAACCACAGACAGACAACTACGTTGATTTCTTTACAGTAGCAAACTTCTTGGGATATGGAAATAACTGTGGAGTTGTTAGAACGGTAGCAACAACTGCTTTTAACTCAAATGTCTCGACGGCATTGACAGGTGTAACCGTTGCTAATATACAAATTCTAAATACTACTGCTTTTGATAGTGCAACTACTGGAGTATCTGGTGCTGCATTCTTTGGAAGATATCCAGGCGTTCTTGGAAATTCTTTAAAGGTTGTTGTAACTAGTGGATCAGGAATTTCTGGCGGATACACATTAAGTGCCGCTGCCTCTCTTGGTGCTTCTAGTCTTTCCCTCTCAACAGGAGCAGCAACTGTTCGTAGTTTCTCTGTGGGAGATGATATTCTTTTTGCAGACGGAACTCTTGTAACTTTGGCTGGCGTAACAGGAAATACCAACACAGCACTCAATGATCCTGTTTTCAAGGATTTCTTTGGATGCACTGCTGCGGCATCCCTTACTCTTACTTTAAATGAAGCATTGCCCAAGACACAGGCTACAGGTAATACCTTCTCGGTGCGCTCAGTTTACGCAAAAATGATTTCTACCACAGCAACAACTACTTCACATTGTGCTGATTCTGGTGGTTCAAACGATTTGGTTAATGTTATTGTTCTTGATGCAGACGGAACATGGACAGGAACAGCCAACACAATGCTTGAAAAGTTCGAAGGACTTTCTCGTGCAACTGGTGCTATTAGATTTGATGGAAGTAGTAATTACTTTAGAAATGTCATTAATGACACATCCAAATACATTCGTTGTGGTGCAGCAGACATTATGGATGATACGACTGCTGCATTGTCGGCAACGCATCCTTCACTCTCTGGTGGTTCTAATTCGAACACGCTACTTCAATCAGGAGTATTCTCTTTGCCTCTAAAGAGTGGAGCATCCGTAACACCGGACGATAGCGTTCGATGGCAGAGTGGATGGAGTCTTTTTGCTGATGCATCTGCCGTAGATGTCTCTCTTCTTCCTCTTGGAAACGCAAGTGCGGCTCTTTGCGCTCTTGTTATCCAAAATGTTTGCGAACCTCGCAAAGATTGCATGGCTTTTGTTTCTCCAACTGCTGCAAGTGTTGTTAATAAACTTCCATATGAGGCATTGAGTGCCATCAAGACTTACAGAGACAGTACTCTCAATATCAACAGTTCATATGCGGTAATGGATAGTGGTTGGAAGTATCAACTCGACACTTATAACGGTATTGTTCGAACCATGCCACTTAATCCTGATATTGCAGGACTTGTGGCACGAACAGAGTTCACGAATGATGCTTGGTTTAGTCCAGCAGGATTCAACCGTGGTCAAATCAAGAATGCCATCAAGTTGGCTTATAATCCAACTTCTGAAGGACACAGAGACGAACTGTATCAACGACAAGTAAATCCTGTTGTTGCATTCCCTGGCGAAGGAACAATCTTGTTTGGCGATAAAACCATGCAGACTCGTCCTTCCGCATTTGATCGAATCAATGTTCGTAGACTCTTCATTGTTCTAGAGAAGGCTGTTGCAACTGCTTCCAAGTTCTTCTTGTTCGAGCAGAATGATGCGTTTACTAGAGCAACATTCAAGAATTTGGTTGTTCCATTCTTGAAGACTGTTCAACAAAGAAGAGGCATTACAGATTTCTTGGTTGTGTGTGATGACACAAACAACACTGGAGAAATCATTGATCGTAACGAATTCGTGGCTGATATTTTCATTAAGCCAACTCGTTCAATTAACTTCATTCAGTTGAACTTTGTTGCTACACGAACAGGCGTTAGTTTTACAGAAGTCGCCGGAGCCTAAGACACCCAACATACATAACTACAAAGGAGTAGTATACACAAATGCCAGTAGATCCAACCAATAACATTTCAGGTTTCGTCAATGCCTTCGCCGGCGGTGGCGTTCGCACCAATCTCTTTGTTGTAAACGGAACCATTCCTGGTTTCGACAACAACAGAGCAATTTCTTTCTTGTGTAAGGCTGCACAGATTCCTGCTTCTTCGCTCGGCACGATTGAAATTCCATATCGTGGTCGAAAAATCAAGATTCCTGGTGACAGAAGTTTCCAAGATTGGTCAATCACCATTATTTCCGATGCAAATTTGCAATTGCGTTCTGCATTTGAATATTGGAGTGCAATTTTCAACTCACACACAAGCAATGTTACTGTGAATAATTTTATGGAATTCATGCCTCAGTGGAGTGTTACGCAACTTCTTCGAGATGGCGAACCGCTGAGAACATATAGTTTCATTGGTTGCTATCCTTCAGAAATTGGTGCAATTGATCTTTCATACGAGAACAATGATTCTATTGCAGAGTTTCCAGTTACTCTCAATTATTCTTGGTGGGAAGCATCTCCTGGTGGAGCAGTTCCTGCTGTTGGATCATCGACTATTCAGCAACTTCTTTCAGCAGCGGGGTCAAATATCGGTATTGGTTTCTAAACTCTTATTGATTGGATTATATTATGGCTATTAACCTGTTTGGTTTGGTTTTGGGCAAGCGTCCTGGAAAAGATCCTTCCGATGGAGATCCAGACAAGAAGATTGTTTCGTTTGTTCCTCCAGATTACGAAGATGGTGCTGTACCCATTGAGGCTGGTGGATATTTCGGCGCATATGTAGATTTCGACGGTGCTGTTAAAAATGATATTGAACTAATACAGAAGTATAGGGATATGTCATTACAGCCCGAGGCAGAGTCTGCTATTGCAGATATTTGCAATGAAGCAATTGTATATGATGATTCTCATGATATTGTGAAGATTGATGTTGCAAAAGTTGAACTAGACAAATCAATTAAAGACAAGATTGAAGAAGAATTTGCAGAAGTTCTTCGTCTTCTTCATACTTCCCGAAGAGGATTTGAAACATTCAGAAAGTGGTATGTTGACAGTCGTTTGTATTATCATATCATTATTGACGAGAAGAATAGAAAGAAGGGTATTGTAGAACTTCGTCCAATCGATCCTACAAAGATTCGTAAGATTCGTAAGATTAATAAAAAGCCAATTGCAGACAAGCAAGTTCCTAATGTAAAGATGATAACCTCTGTGGAAGAGTTTTACATCTATAACGAACAAGATCCAAGTCCTGTTTCAACATCTATGGAAGGTTTGCGTATCTCTCCGGATGCTATTTGTTTTGTGCATTCAGGAATGTATGATGCACAACGCAAGAAGATTGTTGGATATCTTCACAAGGCTATTAAATCGCTTAATCAATTAAGAATGATTGAAGATGCAGTTGTGATTTACAGAATCACTCGTGCACCTGAACGAAGAATTTTCTATGTAGATGTTGGTAATTTACCTAAGCAAAAAGCCGAAGAATATGTGAGTAGTTTGATGCGTCGATATCGCAACAAACTCATTTATGATCCAACAACAGGTGAAATTGGCGATCAACGCAAGCATATGTCTATGCTTGAGGATTTTTGGATGCCACGAAGAGAAGGTGGTAAAGGAACAGAAATTACCACGATTCCTGGTGGTCAGAATCTTGGTGAAATGGAAGATGTTAAATATTTCCAAAAGAAGTTGTATCAATCTTTGAATGTTCCTGTTTCACGCATGGAAGAGTCGAGCGGATTCAATCTCGGTAGATCAACTGAAATATCGAGAGATGAAGTTAAATTCTTTAAATTTATTGAACGACTTCGTATGAAGTTTAGCGAATTGTTCTTAGAACTCTTGAGAGTGCAATTGGTTATTAAAGGCATTATTCGTGAAGAAGAGTGGAGTAAGATTGAAGGTAAACTTATATTTCAGTTCAAGAAAGACTCGCACTTTATTGAATTAAAGGAATCTGAAATATTAAAGGATCGTTTGCTTTCGGCAAGAGAAGCAGAGGAATTTGTTGGTAAGTATTATTCTAGGCAATGGGTCAGAAAAAGCATTCTTCGTCAGACAGATGAAGATATTGACGAGATTGACGGTCAAATCAAGGACGAAATGAAGTCTGGTGCTATAATGGATCCTTCGCAACAACAAGATTCAAATGCTCCTTCAACGCAAGGTGCACCCTCACAAGAAGCCCCGCCACAAGAAGAAGATGGTGAAGAAAATCTTAATATAGGAGAAATTGTTCCTCCAAAAGAACAGTAAAATACAAATGGAAACATTGAGAAATCTAAATAAATAGCACTACACCAATAAAGGAGTCTGTATGAGCAAAGACATTGTAAAAGCATTAGTAACAAAGAAATTTTCAGAAGCAAAGGATTTGGTATTCAAGTCCCTTTATGCAAAGGCTGCACTCGCAATGGACGATGCTCGCCTTGGAGTTGCTTCATCTGTTTTCAATTCTCCTTCGGACGAGACTGATGAAGTCACCGAAGAAGTTACCGAAGAAGTCACTGAAGAAATTGATAACAAGAAATAATATGAAACTAATCACCGAAGAAATTGATAACAAGAAATAATATGAAACTAATCACCGAAACAACTCTTGGAGTAAAACTTCTTACCGAAGATAAAGATGGTAAGAAGAATTATTTCATTGAGGGTGTTTTCATGCAAAGCGAGATGAAGAATCGCAATGGGCGAATTTATCCTCTTGCTACTATGTCTAAAGAGATTGAACGATATAACAAAGAGTATGTTACTCAAAATCGTGCAATGGGTGAATTAGGTCATCCTGAAGGTCCTACTGTGAACCTTGAAAGAGTTTCACACATAATCAAAGATCTAAAGCAGGATGGAAATGATGTTTATGGTCGAGCAAAAATCCTTGACACTCCATACGGAAAGATTGTAAAGAATCTCATGGACGAAGGAGCCAAACTCGGCGTTTCTTCTAGAGGCATGGGAACTTTAAAAGAACAAGATGGCGTGAATGTTGTGCAAGAGGATTTTATGTTGGCATCAGTTGATGTTGTTGCTGATCCATCATGGAAGGCAAAGAGTGGATTTGGGATAATGGTATCATTAAACCAGTTCAAATTGAATCATACAAGAAAATCATCGAAAAAACAGCATCACGAAATCTAGAAGAACAAGCAATAAAATTGTTTGCCGACTTCATAGCAAAACTTTAATTCGTCTACATATATTCTAAAAGGAGACATCAGTAATGGCATACGAAAACATTGAAGATATTATTAAGAAGGTTGTGTTGGGAGAATCTTTCTCATCAGAACCAGAACAAGTGGAAGAAGAAATTACAGAGGAAGATGATGTTGAATTGAACGAAGCCCACAAGTCTTCCAAAGATGAAGATGAAGATGAAGATGAAGATGAAGATGAAGAAGACATGGAAGATGAAGATGAAGAAGATGAAGAAGAACCAAAGGGTAAAAAGTTTCCTGCATTCCTAAAGAAGAAAGGCTCAATGAAAATGAAAGAATCTGCTGATGTCGTAACCGCAAATGGCAAGGATGATGACTCGCCAACTGTTAAAGGCGCAAAGATTGCAAAGCCAACTGGTGATGCTTCTGCCAAGAACAAAGCAACCATCAAGGCAAAGACAAGCGATGCCAAAGCAACCGCCGAAGGTTTTGAGAGCATTTTTGCGGGTCAAGAACTTTCAGAAGAGTTT